TTATGAAAGCATAGACCGTTTACCCTCCCTGGGTACGACGGAACAGGGGTCCTGATGGATAATCACATCCGATCCCGGAAAACGCCGTAAAATAGCCTGCTCTACCTGATCCGCCACCATATGTGCCTGAACCAAAGGCAGAGAGTCTTCCATTTCCAAATGAATCTGAATAAAGCGGGTCGGCCCTGACTGCCGCGTGCGAAGATCGTGAGCGCCGCTAACACCCGGCCAGGAAGTCACGATATCAATAATTTCTTGCCGTTCCTCATCAGGCAATGCGCGATCCAGTAATGACTGTACCGCCTCATATCCCATGCGTAACGCGCTATATAAAATATAGATGCCGATCCCCAATGCAAACAGAGCATCGGCGCGATGCCAGCCGTACCAGGACAACCCCAGCGCCAGCAGAATTGCGCCGTTCATCATAACATCAGACTGGTAATGTAGCATATCAGCCCGCACCGCCTGGCTTTGCGTCCGGCGCACCACCCAACGCTGAAACGAGACAAGGATAATCGTACAAATTAGCGCCACAATTGTCACGATAACCCCGACGCCTGGATCTGTCATCGGTGTTGGAGATACCAGATGTTGAATACCCGTCAAAAACAGGAATAGTGCCGAACCGGAGATAAACATACTTTGCGCCAGCGCCGCGAGGGACTCAGCTTTACCGTGACCAAACGAGTGATTATCGTCGGCAGGTTGCAGGGAATATCGCACCACCAGTAAATTCGTCAACGACGCGCCGATATCCACCAGCGAATCCACCAGCGCGGCGAGAATACTCACCGACCCGGTATACCACCATGCAAAAATTTTAATCAGCAATAGCAGCGAAGCCATCGCCGTCGCAGCAATCGCCGCCCGACTGACCAGCCGTCCATAAGATTGATTCATAAATACTCCCGCTATCAACTGACGGTAGTATAACGGAAGCAAATCATCTGCAATGCATTAAGCAGCAGGCAAATTGAGGATAAAAAAAACCCCCACATCATGTGGGGGAAGACAGGGATGGTGTCACAAAAAAGCACCTAACCTGATGATATAAATGGATTTATGTCAACCACTGTCCACATAGCGTCCACATCGACCATAAATAAGCCCCTCGACTGAGGGGCTATTTTTGTGATCACATCCACATAATTTGCTGCCCTGACGGCAACGGGTGCGGTCTTACGGCGTGGACTTCTCCCGGCTTCACGATGTATCGCTGTACCGACTCATAAGTGATGAATGTGGCGCTGCAATTCACGTTCTGACACTGGTGATAACGCTCTTTTGTCGTGTCAGTGATATAGCGGCTTGTACGCGCATGTGCGGCATGCTGGCATAAAGGACAATGAAACATCGCGAGCACCTCTTCCGGTTTTGTTGATGGTGCCATTTTAGTTAATTTATCCTTATAAAACAAACAGATAAATAAATTACATCACTCATCATCTTCTGTTTCGTGCTCCACATCAGAAAGCCTGACCTCAAGCTCTAAGGACGTCGTGAAGCCGCTATTATTCAGAAAATGTGTCACCTTAGTGATTGTCCAGTCCTGCTCGTCTATGACGCGCTTAAAGCCTGACACTTTAACCGGTGTTTCCGTGTAAATATCTGCCCGACCAGTAGCCAGGCTGATGGAGAACTCCGCTACACCCCGTTGCAGCTTATCCCACTTCGCCTGAGCGGCACGCATGGCCTGTGCTTTCGTGGCATATACCGTGGTCAGGGCAAAAACGTTATCAACCTCACCGGCCATGTATTCACCTTCGCGCGCTTCCGGTACTTTTGGCGCTTTCTTCTGCGTGACTGGTTTCGCTTTCGGGTGCTCCAGTGCGCGCAGGTGTTTCTCTTTCTTTTTGCGTTTCAGTTTTACCTTCTGCTTTTGCGGCTTCGGGTCTTTGGTGTGTAACCACTTTGCCGTTACGCCGGTATAGGCTCCACGGTCAGCAATCGCAAAATGATGACGGTCGCCGTCGCTGCGGGTGATGGTAATCTGCGGGATTTTTTTACCGCTGGACGTCACCCCCTGCCCCGCTTTGAGAAACAACAGTTTTCCCATTTTTACCGACACCTCACCGCCGTTGCGTTCTGCAAGACGGGTCAGGAATTTCGCATCAGACTCCTGCGACTGGTCGATGTGCGGGATTTTAATTCCTGCCAGTGACGGCGCGACACTGGCTTCCAGCCTGTTACGGGAGGCTATCGCCTCAACAATCGCACCGAGCGTGGTGTCATGCCAGGAGCCTTCACGGCGGGAATTGAGCGTCCCGCGAAAATCTGCACTCCGGGCGCGGATGGTGACCACATCCGGTGCGCCCCGGTGTTCAACCTCATCAACGGTAAATTTCCCTTTGCATACCAGGGCAAAACCTTTCCAGCCGATATACACCGTCAGGACAGCGCCACGAACCGGCAGTCCGACCTGCCCGTCGGCATCGTTCAGTTCAATATCAAGCTGGTCAGCCTCAAAGCCCCGGTTATCCGTCAGGGTCATGCTCATCAGACGGTCGCTGATATTGCCGGTAATATCCCTGCTGTCGAGCATCAGCATGTAATCCGGCGTCAGCGTACTGCCTGCATCAAATGTCAGCGCATCCAGCATTATCCCGCCTCCGTCATACCCGTGAATTTAGTCGCTATACTGCCAGCCTTACCGATGAGCGATTCCGCCTGTTTACCGATATCGCCATAAAGCGCGGCCAGTGATTCATCAACGCGGGTGAGCGACAGCGTAAAATCAATTTTCCGGGGTGTGCCGTCTGCAAAGAAAATACTCCCTGTTTCACTCACCTTACTGATGACATACATGCCATAAATCATGCCGGTGCCATCCAGCAACGGCCACGCCCGGCCTTCCTCTGCCATCAGCCTGAGCGTGGTCATCGTCAGCTTTCCGCCGGTCAGTTCGGGATAAAGCACACCGGCAAGCGTGATGTTTTCCTCACCCACACCGAGAAATTGAAAGGCATCCCGTTTGCCGATACGGGAATTTGACGGCCAGCGATAATCTGATTCACGCTGCATGGTCTGGTGTGGCAGCGTCTGGCGCATAAAAACAAACATACCTAACGCGAGCATCATTTTTCGTCACCTCCTTAACCGTCATGCATCATGCTGGCACGGGCGCGCGCACGTTTATCCCGCTCGTATTTTTCGAGCGCATCCTGTAACTGGCGGTCAAGCTGTGTCCCCGGCGCAGTACCACCCGTCAGGCTGATGTGATATTCGTTTTTACTCTGGTCTACATAAGAGCGGCCAGCCGGTGCCGTGACCGGCTGATAAGCCTGATAGCCTGCATAAGAGCTGGTCGCCGGAATATAACCACCGCTGCCATACGTGGCGGCTTGAGTTCTGGCGGCGGTCTGGTCAAGTGTGTCTGACTCTTTGTTGATAACACCGAGTTTTTCCAGTACCCAGTCAATGCCGCTGCGCAGTTTGTTGAACGCATTAAGCGGCAGCATCAGCGCGTCAGCCAGTGCCTGCCCGAACATGACCCCCGTGTCACGGCAACGGTTCAGGGTGTCCTGGGTGGCTTTGACCGGGGCAATCAGATTTTTAAACCACTGCCACGCGGCCTGTAACTTTTCCCCCAGCCAGTCAAAAACCGGTTTAAGTGGCGTGAACAGTTCCCCCACCGGCGCAAATGCCGCTTTAAGCCCTTCAACCACACCGCCAAAGAATGCGCTGACAGGCTCCCAGTATTTACGGATAAGCAACGCCCCGGCGACAATGGCGGCCACCACGGCCACAACCGGCCAGCTAATCGCCCCGATGGCCGTCATAACGGCACTGCCAACCGTCGTGAAGATTGCCCCCATTGCGCCTGCTGCCGCGATGATGGCATTGATGCCGGTGATAACCGGCCAGGCGACAAGACCAATGGCACCGATGATGCCAGTCAGCGCCAGCGCGCCACCGGCAATGATGCCGATGGTTGACGCCAGTGATTTGTTTTTCTGGATCCAGCCGTCGAGTTTTAACACATAATTTGTGGCCGTCTGCGTGAGCTTACGCAGTGCGCCTTCCTGCTGGTCAAACAGGTCAGTCCCCACCGCCTCATAAGCGGACTGAAACTCCTTAAAGTCACCGCCGAGGTTGTCCTGCATAACCTTAACCAGTTCTTCTGTTTTACCGTCAGATTCTTTAATCAACCTGGTCAGATTATCCAGCTTGCCGCTGGCTGCTGCTGTCATTAATACACTTGCTGATGAGCTGGCCTCTTCGCCGAATATTGTTTTCATGTATTCAGCGCGCTGCCCTGTTCCTAGTTTATTTTTTTCAAAACTCCGCTGAATTTCTTTCAGAATTGAAAAGACAGGTCGCGTATTACCTTTGCTGTCAGTTGTCTTTACGCCAAGCTCTTTAATAGCGTCATACGCTTTCCCGGTTGGTGCCTGCAAACGACTCAGTACTGCTCGACTTCCTGTGCCAGCCATAGACCCACTGATATTTGCATCGTGTAATGCACCTAACATTGCTGCTGTTTCTTCCAAGCTGACACCTGCATCTTTTGCCACTGGCCCGACATAGGTAAGTGAATCACTTAGTCCCTCGAATGTGGCTTGCGATTTATTCATCGTCATTGAAATAACATCAGCAATATGGGAAGCCTTATCATCAGCAAGCCCGAATGCCGATTTTGTCCCAATAAGTAAAGTGGCGTTTTCCTCCATCGTTTTCTTGTTTGCCAGTGACATATTCAAAATGGCCGGTGTTTGTGCCAAGATGCCATTTTTATCCGCTCCTGATTTAGCCACGATGATTTGAGCTGCTGCTGCATCATCCGCCGAGGCGGCTGTGTTGTCGCCGAGCTGGCGCGCCTGTTTGCGTAGCGCGGCCATTTCGGCGGAGTCTTTTGCCACTCCTAGCACGGCCTGCAATTCTGAGTTTTTCTGCGCAAACTCATAACCGGGCATCAGCAGCTTAACTCCGGCCATCGTTCCCGCCGCCGCAATCCCCACACCGGCAGCGCCTACCGAGGCCATATTTCCGGCCAGTTCCTTTCCGGCCTGATAACGCTGTTTTACTGCGTTAAGTTTTGCCTGTTGCGTACTGACACGCGCCAGCGCGTCACGCTGACGGTTAAGTTGTGCGGTGGTTTCACTGATACGGTTTTTCAGTCCCTGCTCATCATGTGCAAGATTGCGGGTATTAATTCCCACAACGGCCAGTTCCCGTTGCTGGCGTTTAACGGAATCCGTCAGGTGGTTATATTTCGCCTGTAAGTCCTCCGCCGCACGCTTTGCGGATTCCAGCACTTTCGCCTGAGCACGGGTCGGACGTTCGGTGTTTTTAAACTGTGTGGCAAGGGCTTCGGCTTCCTGCCGTGCCTTTTCAAGTGCATGACCAGTCACGGCGAGCTGTGCACTGGTCTTGCGGAATCCCTCAATACGGGATGCGTGACCGTTCAGCTCGCGCAGTGATTTTTGTGTTTCCCGGATATCCCCCGACAGCGACTTACTCGCTGTGCGGATGGATTTAAACGGGCGGGATGCCTGGTCAACAGCCCTGAGCAATACCTGTAATTTTACATTGTTACTCATTCGTGTTTCCGCTTCGCCGGAGCGCCTTTTCGCGCCATGTGATGAGTTCGGTCAGGCTCATGGGATACAGTTCTGATGGCGGCCAGTGAAATATCACTGCCACATCTGCCATCAGGTCATCGACCGACAGATTTTTCGGAAACGTCACTGCACCGAGTTCGGAGACAAAAAACCGACCACCTTACCGGCCAGCGCCACAAGGTCAGGCAGTTCCAGCGCGGCGACCTCCTGCTCGGTCAGCATCGGTGCCGTCATGCGCGGCAGCACCTTAATCAGTGCATCGACTTCGGAGTTTGCGACCGCAGCCAGACTGACACCGCGCAGCGTCCCGGCATTGGGTTTCATCAGCGTGACCTGTTCGATAACCTGCTCACCACGCTTGACCGGATTGTCCAGGGTAATCACATTTTCTTTGTTCATGGTTTTCTCACTTCTGAATCGGGGTTAACCGGTCAGCCAGGCTGACCGGATGAAAATCACAGGCCGATATTGCGGCGGTGTTGCTCCAGCCGGTCGACGCCGTTCACCTTCTCAATCATGTTGATGGTGTCGATTTCGACCAGCTCCTTACCGTCCATCGTCAGCCGGAAATAGGTGCAGACCACGGAGATTTTCGACTCGGTGTCTTCTCCCTGTTTACCCTCGCCGGTGTCGATTTCTTTCTGACGTCCACGCATGACCACTTCGACGGCCACCGTTTCGCCGGTATCGTCGCGCTGGTAAGAGCCTGCAAAACGAATCGGCACGGCATCCACACCGGTTGCGGCGTAAAGCTCCCAGATAACCGAATCCGGGAAGCCACCGAGCGACCACTCCATTGACAGCGCATCGTCATCAAGGCCGAGGTCTACCGGTGCGCTGCCGTTCATCCCCGCACCGCGATAGTTTTCGAGCTTACGGGTCAGTTTTGGCAGCGTGACGGACTTTGCAACGCCCTGATAGCTGTAGCCGTTCAGAAAGACGTTCATTAACTTGAGTTTGCGCGGCATTGCCATCGGTCAGGCTCCTTAATTGCTGTTAACCGAGGTGACCAGACTTGCCAGGTATCTTGAAGTAATACGCTGGCGCAGGGTCAGGTTTTCGAGAGGAGGCACCGGTGTATAGTCGTAGTCGATATACAGTTTTCCGGCCTTGAGGGTTTCCGCATCGTTGGCTTCTTCACTGAACCAGCATGTGCCATCCACGATATAACCGTTGTTTTTCAGTTCGCGGAATTTGGCATTGATGCCATCAATGATGTCGCGAATCAGCGTTGCGGTGATGGGCTTATCAATAGCCCACATGTGCGCCTCAGCCATCGTGTCGGCCAGTACCTGCGCGGTACGTGTGTAGCTTTCAAAGAGGAAAAGTGGGTCATCGGAGCAGGTACGGTTACCCCAGAAACGGAAACCGTCGCGGCGAACCAGCGTTGTGACGCCTGCCTCGTTCAGCAGGTCAGCATCAGTGCCAGACTTCTGCAAATCCCAGAATACAGATGCGCTGATGCCGGTAACACCGTTTACCCCGACGTTGGACAGCGTTTTATGCCAGCCCTGCTCCTGGTCGATTTTGGCACGCAGCCCCAGCGCACGGGCGGTGGCATACGCGGTGGCGGTGGTACTGGTGACCGTATCCCATGCAAGGAAATCCGGCCAGATGACCATCAGCTCACGCTGACTGAAATTCTGACGGTAGGCTTTTGCCTCGGAAATGGTTTTACAGCCCCATGCGCTGATATACCCGAAGGCATTCAGTTCCTGGCATACCGATGCCAGTGCAACCGCCACCTCTTTGGTGTCCAGTCCCGGTACGCCGAGAATGCGCGGTTTAACGCCGGTAACCGACTCTGCGCCCATCAGGGCTTTCAGTCCGGTGTACTGACCGTTTTCGTCAGTGGTGCCGATGATATTGGAAACGGTCTGCGCGAGTTTCGTTTCTTCGTCGTCGCCGGTGCCGTCTTCCACGCGCACGACAACGGTGACCGGTTTTGACTGGTCAGCGATGGCCTGCAACGATGCCGCCAGCGTACCTTTTTTACCGGCCTTTGCAATCGCGCTCTGCACATTGGTGATCAGCACCGGTTTATTGACGGGGAAGGTTTCCGCATCCGCATCGCTGGCCGTGCAGACCATGCCAACAATGGCGGTGGATACGGTGGAAATGACGCGGGTGCCGTCGTTAATCTCCAGCACCTGCACGCCGTGATGATAGTCACTCATCCGTTTAACTCCGTGGTTAATGGGTGCAACTATTTTCTGTTGTGCAGAGCATGAGACGCTATTTGACCTGGCTGGTCAGTGGATGAAACAACAGATACAAAAAAGCGGGCAATTCGCCCGCCAGTCCTTCCACGGTGACGTGTTCATACTCAAATCTCCTGCAATGTGAGAGATTTGAGTATGGTTGACCCTAATGAGCGATAAGCGAACATTTTCCTCCAGTCTGGTACAGATATAAAATTACATGGTGCAGTTAACACTGATACTTACAGTGTTAACTTGGTAATAAAGATTGCCACCACTTATTCAAAATGGAATGGGTCATAAAGTTGAATGTATTTAAATTAATTGGCACATCTTCATTCAACCACGTTCCACCTAAGGTTGAACATGCTCTCGCTCGTTCAGCAATATACCCATCCCATACTTCAGGATAGGAACACATCGGCTCAGGAAATGGTTGTCCTCCATGCAATGCCTTAGAACGGTAGTTATATATTTTTTTAAAAGTTGTTGATAGCGATTCTTTTCCCCAATCAATTCTTCCTACTTTTGGCCTCACTTGAGGTTCATCTGGAAGGAAATACAGGCAGAAATCCACAAACTTCTTTGTCGCCCCAAATGAATCTTTAAACTCATTAGCAATAATAGAGATTAAATGTCTAAATTCATTGGTATCTAATTTTTCATATAATTCAGGCTTGGCATGTTTAAATCTTTCTTCTTTAGACGCATTGGATTTTGCCCATTGATTAGCCGCACATTCTAGGGCTGACACCATCAATAGCCAACTCATATTTGGAGATGACTCGCATATCCATAATGCATTTTGATAGCTTCTGGCTGCTCTAATTAAATGGTTGAAATTCTTTTCACTTAAGAGATGTAAATTGTTAAGCTCTTTAAGGTTAGTTATATCAATTTCTTTGATAGCATTAGGAACTATAGGTTTGTTATGTTTAAACTCTAAAACGGGAGGAAAAGAACTCTCCGCTTGGATCCTTCCGAAATCACCTGTGTAGTAATCATAGTGACGAGTAATTGACCCAGCATGAAAACGGACACCAAGCAGTAAACTTGAAAGCGCAGCTATTTCATCATTATACCATCCACCATGATAATCCTTTGTATGACTCTGAGAACTAGAAAGAATCATATTATTTAAGTCACTATACCACTTTGTGCGCACTGTAATTGAAGATGCAACGGTGGATTGTTTGGTTATCCTGGGTAACATATTCAGAAAACAATAAACTGAATCATCATCAACCGCCCCAATTGGTTGACTATCTGAATAGAGAGAAAACTCAGTAATAGACCGTAAGTTACTTCCTTGATGTGCCATCTTTAAGTTTTTGTAAGACAGTAGACTTGCATACATATGATTATTGGGCATTTTCACTAGATAAAATTTTAGTAGATAGTAGGAGAGAATCTAAAGGATTGTGTTTATAAACGCAAACAGTTGAGGACTCATTCCCCACAAGTGAGCAGCTCCCCACAGATTTATGCAGATAGATGGCAACAATGTCCGCTCCTAGCACAGAGCGGACTGTCAGATTAGGCTTTACTCTGTGCCATAGATATGTAAGCTCCCACCAGAGCTCATACAACTTATTGCGGCATTTCCGGCCATTCAGGATTTGCAGGATCCACACGACTGACCAGAACGCTGTAGCGTTCCCATGCTTCCAGTCGACTGCGCTCCTCATCTGTTGCCATATTCAGCCTGACAGCGCGCTCCAGCGGCAAAATCACGGATTCGGTTTCGGAAAGTAACGCGGCCTTTTGTGATTCTGCCTGTTGTTGCTGTTCGTCTGCCGTATAAATCCGCTTAATCACGGCACCATCCTTAAACATCCATTTACCTGAGTCATCAGCACGTCGGTTGGCGGTAATATCAGGAACCTCGACAACGCTAAAACCTTCAGGGTTGAGCGTTGAAGCATCTCTGGTGATGCCGACAATTATATTATTCTCGTCGTAAACAATCTTTATCGTGTCTTCCTGAAAATTACTTACTTCCTCATACCAGTTTTTTCCCTCTTCGGACCATAACCAGATAACATCAAAATTTTTTGTCAGTTGATATTGGGCAACAGTTTTTGGATTACCCGCAGTAATATTTTTTAAATGCTGCATAAATTACACCTGTGCGACGTTATACCATGTGCCATTGATGTATTTTTGTATTGGTCTGAATACTGCGGGGTCATCACCATCGACTTCACCGACAATACCAAGCCCCGTGATTACATGACCTGATTTTTCATACATCACGCCTTTTTGCATGGTCTGAACAACACGTGTGCCAAGTCTGACATCTCTCACATAGCGTGAGTCAAAATTACCATAATTGCCGGGAATAACTTGCGCACCGCAAAGCCAATTCCCGTTATTATCCATGTACGCCTGACCATCGGTGCCATTGGCTGTCCTTGAATTATTAATCATGTAGATGCCAAATTGCTTATTCCCCAGACCACCAATCATAAATTTGCGATCAGCATGGTCCTGACGTAACAATGCCTGAGCACCATCGGTGGATACCGCATTACGTCCAAAAATAACATTCTGGTCACGCATATTTATCCACATTCCGGTACTGCTATTAATTGCAAAACGATTTGCATATACCCAAGCATTGGTTCCTATATCACCATTAACAGTTAAACTATTACCGATAGAAACAGCTCCACTGGCGTTATTAATGGTAAGCGGCCTTAAACTATTCCATGTTCCCAGGCTGTCGCCCGAATTGGTCAACATGAGGTATGTGCTTGAACCATCGTTTCGGATAAAGAATCCATAGTTGCCATAGGCAATACGAAGACCATTCGCCGATTTGGAAATAATCTCGCCAGCAGCAGTTAAACCGCCGGTAAGAGTTCCTCCCGTTATTGGCAATGCACCAATATCTTCAGGCGTCAGGTTAATATCTGATGTTCCATCAAACGAAACGTTATTAATTTTACGGGCTGTTTTCAGCTTTGTTGCTGTCGCAGCATTGCCGAACAGTTCACCAGAAAGGCCAGCACTGAATGTCTGTTTCGCGCCCCATGTCTGGGCTTCGTCAATGATTGGTACTCGTCTTGTTGTAATCGTGCGGCTTCCCGGATTTCCTGAAACGCGCACCATAAAAAAGCGGTAGTTGGCTTTACTTACAGTGCTTCGCCATACATGCATTGAGCGTCCCGTACCGGAATCATCACTCGGACCAACTGCGATGTTTATCAGGTTGCCATCAATGACGCCCCAGTCCATACCGTCGGGAATGTTGGTCATGTTATCAAGCCGCACGGTTATCAGACTGCCCGGCACAAAATCGTAGGTCTGCCAGTCCAGACTGGATAGTTTTGCCACTGCGCCACCGATGCCCAGATTCAGAGGCAACGAAAAGGAGTTATATACTTCTCGCCATTCGGTCCATTTGCTCCCGGCGTAGACGCGCTCAAAAGTGCGTCCCTGTGTGGTTTCTGATTTCCCTGTGGTTGTGTAACGCTGCCAGACAGACACACCATCAAAACGTCTGATTACTTCCAGTATCCCAAGTAGTGTCGCGCCAACGGTGTCCAGCATCGGACCGTTTGTTGCCTTTCCTGTAACACTGTAAATACCGGGGTCGGTTAGAACATTTAAATCACCTTCGTAATAACGACTCTCTGACTGATGACCGACTCTTAACCACGGTTCCCACTGCGGATTTGATACATCCCAGCTTGCCGCAAGGCAGCGGACATACATATTTCCACGGCGAGTGGTATAACGTTGCGTTCTTCCATAATTCCCGCCTTCGAGGATCTCAAGCATCCCCTGAGCAAAGCCGCCTTCCTCTGGATAATTGCGTTCATATGAAGCTATAGCCGAGCTACTGTTACGCCATAAACCAAGATGTTCGGCGGCTCCAAGCGTATTCAGGTCTATAGTCGTACTCAAAGGGCGGGTAGCTGATTGAGTGTGACGCCATATGCCCCACGGACCATCAGAGCCATTCCACTTATTGGCGAGTCTGCGTATGTATACATTGCCGTCTCTCGTGGTGAAGCGTTGCGTACCTGCAAAATTGCCGGCAGCAAAAACCTCAAGCACACCGACAGCATTATCTTCCGGAAAATTTTTCTCCAGTGTTGCGTTAGTTGAGGTAGCTTTAGACCAGATCCCCAGATAAGCCTTAACGGGACCAAATGTATTCAGATCAGCATCAAGCGGCATTTCGCCATTGTTTTTCATAAACGTCAGGCTGGTAACGCCAACATTGTCCAGAAAAGCGCCCTTATCTGGAATATCGCCACCGTTCTGGTCTTTCTGCATACGTTTTTCAGCATTGTCATAGGCTGCTTTTACTGCCTTTGGCGTTGCTGCCAGCTTTTCACTGGTGCTGTTTGTTGCACTGCTTAACTGAGTAAAACCTTTTTCTGTCAGCGTGGCGTCAGGATGGCGGCGGGACTGCTCATGCTCTGCGATTTTGTCATCGACGTAATCCTGCGTCGCCATCACCGTGCTGGCATCAATACTCAGCTCAACGGACGCCACGTTGCTGAGAATAATAACCATGCGGCAGGTCTGCGCACGTCCGGAGCCTTCAGCCAGTTCTGGCTTATAGCTTTCTGCCATGTTGGATACCGCAATCAGTGTTCCGGCATCGTCATACAGACCAAGTTCACGCATCCAGAAGCCGCCCACTTCTGGCGGTACAACCAGTTCAGCCACGATATAGTTTTTATTCTTGTTATCCACGCTGACTTTATTCAGAGCGTGACGCCAGACCTCATGCACCAGTTTCGTCTGACCGGCATCCGGCACCGGCAATTTGCCATTACCGTCACCCACGGCCATTGCAGACAGGTTTACTTTTTTCCCGCCGGGGACAGTGGCGGCTGCCAGCTTTGCGGCTCCGGCAGTAGTGATAACGGTTTTAAATTTCGTGCTCATTGTTTCTCACTTATCCGGGATAAACAGTAATAACATCACCATCACAGACCACACCGCCTGTATACAGACAGCCGGGAATGTCCTGGATAATGTTCAGGCCAATAAGGTGACGGCTTGCAGGTTTGGCATCAGCAATCAGCCGTTCCATTTCCTGATACATTGCCTCTGTGATACCGCTTTCCAGTACACCAATATCAAGCCGGAAGGTGCCGGGCGGGTCACTGGTTTCCCACCACTCCGTCACGTTGATGAGATAGCCCAGCGGCTCCACCACACGCCGGATTGCACCTATAGTGCCTTTATGACAGTGGATGAAATAGGCATCGCGTATAACGGCGCGTTTGGTCGCTTCCGGCCACTTTTCATCCCATCTGTCGACCGAAAACGCCCACGCCAGCCACGGCAGCAGATTTGCCGGGCAGGTGTCCAGGTTCCACAGCTCACGAATACTGACCGGCGTTTTTTCAATTTCCGCACAGGCTTTTGCAGCGGCGACTTCAAGCGGTGATGAGCCGGTCGGCAGCAGTCGCGAATCACTCATCCGAGCCTCCGGTCACGACGCGGTATTCGGTACAGAAAGACGCCTGCGTACTGTTGAGCACGATGTCGGCCAGTGGTGCCGCCAGCTCGACACGCTGCACGCCTTCCACATGCAAAGCGGCATAAATGGCAGACAGACGGATGTCGCGCCCCAGCCGGTGCTGTGCCGTGATGTACGCTTCCAGCTTTTTCACGGCGGCCGCGCGGATGGGTTCGCTTTCGGGACCAGGGTAAAGGTAAAGCGTGGCGTTTATCTGGTATTCAACAATGGCGGCAGACTGCACGGTCACACGGTCAGCCACCGGCCTGACGTCCTCACCATTAAGGGCGTTACGCACCACGGCCAGCAGGTCTTCGGATGCGACACCGTTATTTTCACGTGACAGCACAGAGATGGTGACACAGGCCGGAGACGGACTGGTGACAGAGATATCCGCGACACGCCCGTCGGCACTGCGGCCATGATACTGATAGGCACCCACCGACCCGGCGACGCTTAAACCTTCAAACGCCTGCTGAATACGCAGACGATAATCAGTGTCAGATTCCATTACTGCCGGTGTCGGCGGGATGGTCGAATCATCTGCCGGGGTGATAATCAGGCGCGTGGTATTGTAATTGGCACCAATCACATCAAGGTCATTACCGGCGGCACTGGCCAGCATTACCGCCCGTGCGGCCTCATTCACACGCTGACGCCAGATAAGCTCACGATAAGCATTTTCCTCCAGCAGTTTGACGAGAGGCTCGGATTCCAGCGTCAGGGTACGGGCGACCGCCTCCTGCTGGTCTTCCGGGTAAAGGGAAATCAGTGTCGCCTTGCGTTCGGCAAGAATGGTTTCAAAGTCCAGCTCCTCAACCACATCCGGTGCGGGTAGCTGGTTCAGGTCGATAATCGGCATGGTTTCAACTCACAGGGATGGTTAACGAAAGTGGCTGGCCGGTGTCGTTGTGCTGACCGGTTAACGTGACCGTCATTCGCCCGTCAAAACTGCGCGCCGTGGTGACGGATGACAGGGTGACGCGGGGTTCCCATTTCAGCACCGCCATGTAACAGGCGACCTTAATCTGCAACTCAAGCGCCGGGGTCTGCGGCTGGTCAATCATTGACGCCAGCAACGAACCGTAATCACGACGCATCACCCGTGAGCCGACCGGCGTGCGCAGGATATCGCCGATACTCTGGCTGATATGCTCAAGGTCAGTGACAGTCAGGCCATCACTGCGATTCATTCCGAGATAACGCGCAGTCATAGAGGTCCCCCGGTTGTGCCGCCGCTGTCGCCGGGGTGTTTATGGGTATGCAGTACCTTACCGTTTGATGAGAGTTCACCACCGGTGTGTTCAATGTTGCCGCGCATCGTCCCGCCCTTCTGTACTTCCAGCGTGCCAGTAATCAGCCTGTTGGTGCAGACCACCTCCGGTGTGTCCAGGGTGACGCGGGTTGACGCTTTCACCATGACCACCGGCACCGTGGCGGTAACAGAATCAGAAGCCGTCACGCTGGCCGTTTTAATTCCGCTTACCGTGAGTGCACTGGTTTCGGGTTCATACTCAATCACCGCCCCGTCAGGGAAACGGATATGCAGGGCATCCGCCGACGCAGACGGCGCGGGGTTATCACCGGAATAAATCCCCGGCAGAACAAACGCCGTGTCAAGTTCACCGCCCACGGCCAGAATCAGCACCTGTTCCCCCACGGAAGGTGCCCACCATGTGCGCGAACGCCCGGCGCGATGGGTCAGCCACTGAAGCCAGTCGGTGCACATGCCGCCGGTCTGCACACGGCAGCGACCGGCGTTAAGGTCGGTTTCGACGATAACGCCGGTGCGAATCATGTTGCGCAGTGCGCGCGCGAGTTCCTGAATATTTGCGAGAGTGTTCATAACGGGAAGGATGCCGCCGGGTCATACCGGCGGCAATGTGACGATGAGGTGTCGGGAATGGCACAACTAACGGTCAAGGTGAGCCAGGATAATCTCTTCAATCATCTGCACATCCTCACCGGTAAAGCCGAGCAGAGGACGCGCCGGATAATCAATTTTCTTACCGTCTTTCCGGGTTTCTTCCGACAGACCGAACTGATGCACACTGGCGATTTTCGGTGACTTTCCGCCGTAAAACTCCATTGATGCCTGTTCCGGGCTGGCGCGGATATGCAAAAAGCGACTGGTGATAAGTTTCGCAAACATTTTTCGCTTAACACGACCGGTCTTTTTTCTGGCGCTCTGCTGCTGGCGTGGCGCATAGGGTGTGCCGTCCGGGGCTTTCTGTGCCATCACCCGACGTTGCTGACTCTGACGCAGACGTTTCGCCAGTTCGGCACTCAGTCGCCGACGCCCTGACGGTGACAGCGATTCAATCAGCCCGGTCAGCCGGTCTTCAAAACGCTTAAACTCATTCATCCCACTTGCTCACCAGTTCGCCATTGATATACAACTCCACCGGGCGGGTGACCGGCTCCGGCGGCGGAGGTTCCGGGATATTCTTCACATGCAGTGCGCCGTCCACCTCACTGACCAGCGTGCGCTCGGTCAGCATCAGACTGATGCTGATATCAAAGCTGCTGTCATTGTTGATGTCTGCATAAAACGTGAAGCCCTTTTTCTGGCCTTCGTCGGTGGTCATGATGTCGGGCTGATTTTCCCGCAGCCACGCCAGCACCGGCACGATGAGCAGGTCAAAATCACCGGTAAAGTCGGTCACAATGACATTGAGCGTGTAACGCTTTTCGAATGACAGCGACGTCGCCAGTGTGGAGGCAATACTCCCGTTATCCACGAATATCCGCAGCATATCGGGGTTAGTTTTCAGCACCGTGACGGCATCAGTCAGCGCCCTGCGCAGGCTGTCGGGTTTGAGCATCGTTTTCGTCCTGACAGTGTTTAATCATTTTTATCTGGCTGGCACACCGTGCCAGCGCGTTCTCAAGCTGCCGGATATCGGCACTTAAATCGCCGTTCGTCTGCGGGTCACTGCCCGGCATCGGGCAAAGACTCACTTTCGGGCAGGCGTTGGGGACAATCACTGGCGTCAGTGCAGGCGGGGCGCTGGTGCAACCGGCGCACAGCATCAGGCAGGTCAGCACCGTACCAGCGGCGAAAATCTTCGTTTTCATTGAGTAACCTCGTGATGGTTTTCTCGCGCTGTGCTTCACGCTTCGCGGCGTTCTCCAGCTCCTGACGCAGTGCAACCTGCGCCAGCTCGTTTTTGTCTGCCCTGGTGAGCGCAACATGAAGCTGATTTTTCAGCATGGTGATGGTCGTCTGCTGCCCGCTGGCGACACTGTTCGCCCTGTCCAGCGAGGTGCGCAGGCTGGCGTTTTCATGCTTCACCAGAAACAGACCGGCCACCGCCAGTGATAACAACACAACCAGCACAGTCATCAGCTTTGACATGGTTCCCGCCCCTCAAAACGCTGACGGCAGGCCGTACGTATCCGCCGGAAAAACAGCGACGCCACAAGATAAATCAGCGCAGTAAAAATCCACCCGGCAGCGACCAGCGAGATAAACGTCGCCACCATCACTACCAGAGCCACCGCCCGTCTGCGCCACGGCACCGGCTGCAAAAACAGCGACGTGACAATCTTCACGGCCAGCGATTCCGGCGGCAGCCCCCGCCCGTGGCGTTCCAGTACATACTCTGTGGCATACACGCCGACACCGCCGGCAACCACACAGATAACCGTCGCCAGAATCGCCCAGGCGGCGACAAAATTGACGGCCACGCTCTGCGGGTAAATCAGGGACAGTGCCAGCATCAGCGCCAGCGACACGTTCAGCATCAGTGAAAGGGATAATTTCTTCATGGTGTTTACTCCGTTTAAGCCGGTACGCCGCCAGCGGTACGCCAGACGGTGACCAGTTTTTCCAGTGAATGCTCACGCTGACCGTAACCGGCTCCCGGCAGGGACGCCCAGATATTGCGACAGCGTGAAATGGCGCGCTCAATGCGTCCCGCCCGGATGTCATCCAGTGCACCGCGTTCGCGGATCAACTGAATGGCGAGTCTGTCCTGTGACAACGGACTGAAATCCGGCAGGGCAAGCTGTTTGCGGTAATGCGGCCAGAACAGGTAAAGCTGCTGATAGCGACCGGAGGCCGTGGATTTTTCACCGCGACGGTTAAACACCTTCGCCGGTCGGCCATGCGCGAACGGGTGGTCACTGTAGTCGGTGAAAATTTCCGGCTTTCCGTCCACTCCGGTGACTATCACGTCATAGCCCCGGTTTTTCGTCAGCGGATGGTTCGCCGTCCCTTCGGACACGGCCAGCATGTCGAGAAAGGCCGCGATATTCTGATGCGTGTTAATTACCGGCATTACGGTTTCCCCCTGCCCTTAAAACGGCGCTGAATGGCAATCTCAATCACCTGATAACCGGCGATACCCAGCATGGAGCCGATGCCGCACACCGCAGGCAGTGACAGGTCAGGAAACTGCACCAGAACAACACCGGCAACCATCGAGACAAAACCACCGAGCAACATGCGCCCGATAAACAGACGCGGGGTGATGGGTTCACCACCGGCAAGCACCTTGCCGACAACAATCAGCACCCCAATCATGAAAAGCGACAGGACGCTTTTTTCTTCTGCTGTCATGCGTTACTCCCACAGATTGACAGTTTCAGCCACGGGCGCGGTCTGAACGTCGGGCAGTTCGACGGCGGTGCCGTGCGGCAGCACCGCACCCAGTTCAGCCAGTCCCGGATTTGCGGCGAGCACAGTCTCGACCACGCCCTCAGTGCGCCCGTAATACCGGACACAAATGGCGTCGAGCGTGTCGCCCTGTAGCGCAAAGGTCTTCATCAGATTTGACTCACGATGCAGCGTGGCTTGTCCTGGATGCGCGCCACTGCCCAGCGCATATCCCGCCACAGTTCATCAATGGTGCTGTCAATGCTGTCGGCCTTCTTGTCGCCTTTCGCACTGGCATCCACGCCGCGATAACGCTCATAAAGCGACGCGGTCGCCATCGCACACACGGCGCGCTCGTAGTAAAAAACTTTGATACTTTCACCGTCGATGTCGTCCGCCGGAACGTCCGCCAGACGCGTAAAACCGGCGGCAATTTTCTGTTCGCGGTACTCGTACAGCTCCGCATTTGTTTCCGCCATGCCTGACTTGATGGCCTCACGCAGACGGGCGGGGGCGACGGTCTGCTCAAGGCGCATACGTTCCCGGACGCGCTTCGGGTCGATATCGGGAAAAAAGAACGTGTTTTTAATCACCGGCTCGTCGCCTGCCGGTTGCGGGATGACCACCGTACCCTCACCGGACACGGGAGCCTCCTTTCGCGGAATAATCAGCGTCATCAT